GGCTGGCGGTGTTAAGGACCGGGGAGCATAGCGGTCAAGGTTGTGCGTGCTGATTTCTCTGTTTTTTCCCCAAGGGATTCGAACCCCTCATCCGCCTCAACGGAGGTTGCCGTGTACACAACGATCGCCGAGGTTCTCTCACGAGTCGGGACTCATCCGATCAAGGCAGCCGTCGCTCTGAAAACAGAGCAATCGAGTGCAAAACCGCGCAAGACCCTTATCGCCAAGCTCGAGGCGCTGGCTTCCTCGATCCAACCCGACGCCGACATGCCGGCTGGACTCGGTGAGGAGGGCACCCGATTCTGGGTCGAAGCGCGCGGGCTGTACAGCTTCCGTCTCGACGAGCTCGCTCTCCTCGAGCGGGCATGCCGTATCCTCGACGACCTCGCAGACCTCGATTTCGAACGGGCCGGCCTCGAGTCGCGCACCACCTACGGGTCGCAAGGCCAGCTCGTCACCCATCCGATCATTGACCAGATCCACAGAGGAAACGCCGATCTGCGACAGACGCTGAAGGCCCTCAACCTCCCCGACCCGGACGCCGCCAAGGCACGATCGTCCCAGGCGCGCAAAGCAGCACTGACTCGCTGGGGTGGCTAACACCCTCACCTCCGCCGGCGACATCGCCGATCGGTTCGTCGAGATACAGAACTGGTACCGGCACCGCCTCATCGACACACCAGCCGTGTTGCCATGGCGCGACTCGGAGTGGAAACCCCAGACCATCGGTCCCACATGGAAAACCACCACCGACGGGCATTGGCTTCTACCGGAGCGCAGCCTCGGCTGGCTCGCACTCGCATGGTCAGGGATCTGGCTGCAACACGGCCGCGGAGACCCTTGGCGCTTCACCGACGAACAAGCGCGCTTCGTTCTCTGGTGGTACGCCCTTGAGGAAAACGGCACCTACGTGTTCCAAGACGGGGTGCTCCAGCGCCTGAAAGGATGGGGCAAAGACCCGCTCGGCGCGACGCTTTGCGCAATCGAGGCACTCGGCCCGGCCCGATTCGTCGACTGGGGCAACGACGGACCTGTCGCAACCGACGTCCCCGACGCCTGGGTACAGACCGCCGCAGTGTCCCTCGAGCAAACCAAAAACACGATGAGGCTCCTCCCGGGGCTCTTCACCGACGAAGCCAAGATCGAGCACCACATCCAAATCGGCAAATCGATCATGCACGCCATGGGCGACCGGCGACTCATCCAAGCCGTCACCTCGTCGCCGGCAACTCTCGAAGGTGCCAGGTCGACGTTCATCCTCCTCAACGAAACCCACCTCTGGGACTCGTCCAACGCCGGTCACGACATGGCAGACGTCATCGAACGAAACGCCGCCAAAGCACCCGACGGCGCCGCACGCACCCTCCGCATCACCAACGCCTTCGACCCTGCCCAGGACTCAACAGCACAACGAGACCGAGACGCCTGGGACAAGATCGAAGCCGGCGAAACACTAGCCACCGGACTCCTGTACGACTCGCTCGAGGCACACCCCGACGCACCGCTACTCGTCAAACGACACGACGACGAAACCCACGAGGACCATCAGGAGCGAATCAGGGCAACCATTGCAGAGGTCGTCGAATCTGCCCGCGGCGACTCGATATGGCTCGATATCCCCCGCATCGTCAAGTCGATCCTCGACCCCCGCAACTCGCCATCGAGATCCCGCCGATTCTGGTACAACCAAGTGACCGCGGCAGAAGACGCCTGGACAACCGACGCACACATCCAAGCCACCGCCCACGCGGTCACCCTCGACCCAACCGAACCAGCCGTGCTGTTCTTCGACGGCGGCAAATCGGAGGACTCAACCGGTATCGTCGCATGCCGAATCAGCGACGGCGCTTGCTTCACCCTCGGGGTATGGCAAAAGCCGCCCGCCACCAAGAGATGGGTCGTCGACAGAGTCGACGTCGATCTCCAGATGAGAGCGATCCTCGACTCATACCAGATCAAGGCCCTCTGGGCCGACCCGTCCCACGCCAAAGACGACGACGGCGCCGGCTTCTGGGACGCCACCATCGACGGCTGGCACCAAGACTACGGCGACAACTTCGAACCCTGGGCAGTGCCGAGCGGACCCAACCGCCACTCAGTGATGTGGGACATGACATCACACAGCCGGCAAGAACAGTTCGTCAAAGCGGCCGAGCGCATCAACACAGAACTCGAGGACCGAACCCTCAGCCACGACGGCAACCCGGCACTGATACAGCACCTCCGGAACGCTCGCCGGAACCCCACCCGTTGGGGAATCTCAGTGATGAAAGAACACCGCGACTCGCCCCGCAAGATCGACCTCGCTGTCTGTCTCATTGGGGCAAGGATGCTGCGACGCCTCGTCGTCAACAGCCCAAAACAAGACGGCGGCAAGAAACCCGGCAAAGTTTGGGGAGGCTGAACACCACATGGCACTCACCCAAAACGGTGCGATCGCTCTCACCAAGCTGCTCATCCCCGACTGGACCAAGAACCGGGCCGAGGTCGGCAGGATCGACCGTTGGTACCGGGACAAACTCGACGACGCAGACAAGCCGGCTGTGCCCCGCAGCAAACTCACCCGGGAGTATCGGCAGCTTCGTGACCGGTCACAAACCCCGTGGCTCGGCCTCATCGTCACCGCCGTCGCCCAGACCCTGTACGTCGAAGGGTACCGGGCAGCCGACGAAGACGGCGAAGCCGCCGCGTGGCAGGTGTGGCAAGCCAACAGCCTCGACGGTCACCAAATCGCAGTCCACCGCGACGCCCTCGCCCACGGCCTCGCCTACACCGTCATCATCCCAGGCACCGATCCGCTCACCGGTGATCAGATGCCCTATATCGAAGGCGTGTCGTCGCTCGACATGGTCGCCTACTACGACAACCCGGCCCGGGACGACTGGCCCAACCACGCCCTTCGCGGGGAAGCCATAAAACGCAACCCCGACAAGCTGATGCGGTGGAAACTCTACGACGAAGACGCCATCCACACCCTCGAATCCACCAGCGACGGGGACCGGCTCAGATGGATCACCATGGAGGAACACAACGTCGGTGTGTGCCCCATCGTGAGGTTCGCCAACCGACTCGACCTGAAAGGCCGAGTCAACGGCGAAGTCGAATCGTTCATCCCCCTGGCGTCACGCATCGACCAGGACATCTTCGACCGGCTCGTCGTTCAACGGTTCGGGTCGTGGCGAGTCCGCTACGCCACCGGCATGGCAGAACCCGAAACGGATAAGGAAAAGGCCGCAGCACGACTCCTGCTCGGCATGGGTGACCTGCTCGTCAACGAATCAACCGACGCCCGCTTCGGGACACTCGACCCGACCGACCTCAAAGGCTACATCGAGGCGCACGAAGCCGACGTCCACGAACTTGCCGCCGTATCACAAACCCCAGCACACCAGCTGCTCGGCAAACTCATCAACCTGTCGGCAGAGGCGCTCGCCGCCGCCGAAGCGTCCCTCACCCGCAAAGTCGAGGAACGCCGCCACATGTTCGGCGAATCATGGGAGCAAACCCTTCGACTGTCGTCACACATCATCGGTGACGACGCCGGTGCCCGTGCCTACGACGCACAGGTGCGGTGGCGCGACACCGAATCACGGTCACTCGCCCAAGCCGCCGACGCATTGGGGAAACTCGCCACCATGCTCGGTGTCCCCCCTCAAGGACTGTGGGAGAAGATCCCCGGCGCAACCAAAACCGACATCGACCGATGGACCGAGCTCGCCAAACAGGACGACGCGATAGCGCGCCTTTTAGACAGCATCGGCGCTGATCTGAACCCCGCCGTCTGATGGCTGTTGTCGCGGAGGCGAAACGACTCACCGAACAGCAACGGCTCCTCCAAGTCCGCATCGCCGCCGCCACAGCCCTCGAGCTCCGGGAACTGTGGCGCCTCGTCGACCTCGAAAACCTCGACTCGACCGTCCCGACATGGATGGCTGCCGTGCAACGACTCGTCACCGACCGGCACTCAGCATCGATCGCTGTCGCCACCCGCTACTTCGCAGCGTTCCGGGTCGCAGAATACGGGCAGCCCTACACCGGTACCCTCCCAGTGCCGGGCATGTCAACCGAAGCGCTCCAAACGTCACTCCTCGTCACCGGCCCAATCCGGATCCGCCAAGCACTCAGCCAAGGACGCACCCTCACCGAAGCCGGCAACCTCGCACTCGTAGACTCCACCGCCGCAGCGACCAGACATGCCCTCAACGGAGGCCGCGACACCCTCACCGGTGCCGTGACACAAGACCAACGGGCGCTCGGCTGGGCACGGGTCACCTCAGTGAAACCATGCGCCTTCTGCGCCATGCTCGCCTCCCGCGGCCCCGTCTATCGAGAAGCAACCGCCCGGTTCCAAGCACACGACTCGTGCCGATGCACCGCCGAACCCGTGTATCGCCGCAACGCACCATGGCCCGGCCGATCCCAACAGTGGGCCGACCTCTACAAGACACAGGCATCCACCGCGTCAGACCCGACCTCGGCGTTCCGACGCGCATACGAAGCCGCATAGCGGGGAGGCTGCTGGCCGCCACCACGGACCCATAATCCGTGCCACGCCCGTTCAATTCGGGCCCCCGCCACCAGCGCGACGACGGCGCACAACGGTCGAGAAAAGGAGCCATAGCCATGGCAGGTGACGCCGACCCCACGGGCGCAACGGGTGACGCCGACCCACAGAAGGGCGCAGACGACGGCAAGTTGTCGATGACGAAGGCTGAACTCGACGCCAAGATGGCCGAGGTCCGCCGCGGTGTCGAAACGTCCGTCTCGAAAAAGTACGCCGACTACGACGAGCTCAAGACCAAGGCAGCCGAGTACCAGAAACTCGAAGACGCCAAAAAGTCTGAGGCTCAGAAGCTCGCGGAGCTCATCGCGGCCGCCGAAAAGCGCGCCGCCGATGCTGAGAAGGCCGTAGGCGAGGCACAGATTGACGCCCTCAGGGCGCAAGTCGCTGCCAAGCGCAACCTCTCAGACACTCAGGCCAAAAGGCTGCAGGGCACCACCGTTGAGGAGCTCGAAGCCGACGCCACCGAACTGTTCGGCGAACCCAAAGACCAAGAGCCGCCGAAACCGACGACTCGCAAACCCACCCCGACCCTCAGAGGCGGCCTCGAACCCGACGAAGAGGGCACGCCCAATATCAGCGAGATCGTGTCCAAGATCCCGCGGTTCTAGAAGGACCCCGGCGCCGACCGGCCACGGGTTCCCACGACACATCGATAAAAAGGAGGCCCTCCCGTGGCCAATACATTTCTCAAGGTAGGGGTTATCGGTCAGACGATGATCCAACTGCTATTCCGCGAGCTGGTGATCGCTCAAACGGTCTGGACCAACGCAGTACGATCGGAAGAGTTCACTCACGCACTCGGCGACACCGTGAACCTCCGGGTGCCGGCCCGCCGATCCGCTCGGACCCGAGTTCTCCGTGCCGGAACGCCTCTCGAGATCGACGAGTCGTTGGAACTGAGTGTTCCAGTGACACTGACCAGGGACGTCTACAACGGCGCCCCGATCACCGACGAGGAACTGACGCTCGACATCACGGATTTTGCCATGCAGGTCCTGATCCCGCAGGTCCGGGCCGTGGCGGAGGGAATCGAGGACCTGATCGCAGCCGAGATGAGCGGCGCGACCTATCCCTCAACGATCGAGTTCAACAACACGGACCCGTACGCCACCGCAGTCGCGGCGCGACGGATTCTCAACGACAACAACGTACCCAAAGCGGGACGCACGCTGCTCGTTGGATCCGGCATTGAACAGGCGTTTCTGCTCTCCGACCGGGTCGCGAAGTACGACAACATCGGCCCCGCAGCCGATTCGGCGATCCGCGAAGCCACCATCGGAAAAGTGGCTGGGTTCGACGTTGTGCAATCAAACGCAATCGACGATGACGAAGCATATGCCTACCACCGGACGGCGTTCGTGTTGGCCGGCCGTACCCCGAAGGTCCCCATGGGAGCAAGCTTCGGTGAGGACGTGCCGCTATCCAGAGCAGAAGGCGCCCAGGTCGGAGCGTCTCAGGGCGGCATCAGTGCCCGGTGGATCATGGACTATGACTCCGTCAACGCCCGGGATCGGTCCTTCACCAGCACGTGGGTCGGCACCGCCACCGTCGAGGACAACCTCGAACCCGACGAATCCGGCAGCGAGCAGACGCTCCTCCGGGCCGTCAAGATCGTCGACCTCGAGTCCTGAGCACCTCTACGTGACAGGTAGCTCTGATGTGAGGGAACCGGTGACCACCACCACCGGTTCCCTCCATCCGACGATATGAGGATCGTCGCCGGGTTCGCCTACCGTTACGAACCCGACTGGATGATCGACCAGCTGCGCGAGAACCTCGCCTGGGTCGACGGGTTCGCCGAAATCAATACCCGCGGTCGCGGCGACGTGTGGATGCCACGCCTCGAACGAGTCCGTGCCGTGCAACAACTCGCCCGCGACATGGACGCCGACTGGGTACTCGCCCTCGACCCCGACGAACGCCTCGAGGACGGCGCCGAAGCGACCCTCCGGAAACTCGCCGACGGCCGCCACGGCCGCTACTCGCTCCGGATGAGGGAACTCTGGACCCCGACCGCCTACAGAATCGACGGCACCTGGGGCAACCGGCGGCGCCGACGCTTCTACCGGCTCGGCAACAGACACCAGGCGCAACCCATCGACATCAACATCTACCACCTCGCCACCATCGAACCAGCCAACCGCGCCGTCCGCCGCCATGTCCACACCGACCACAACACGTGGGACAACAAAAGCCACGGATTCGACTATCTCGACGATGACACCGGCAAGATCCTCGAAGAGATCCCCACCGGCCGCGGCTACACCCCCACCTACCGGCGATATGTGAAACAGATCCCCGGCTACCAATGAACGTGTTCGTACTCACCACCGGCCGCTCCGGGTCATCCACCTTCGCTGCTGCGTGCCGCCACATCACCAACTACACCAGCGGACACGAGACCCGGTACCGCAACTGGTCCAACCGGTTCGACTACCCCGACCGGCACATCGAAATCGACCCTCGGTTCGCCTGGTGGCTCGGCACCCTCGACCGGCACTACGGCAACGACCCCATTTATGTGTGGCTCCGCCGCCACCACGACCAGGTCGCCGCATCGACAGCCAAACGGAACGGGTCGCCTCGCGCAGCGATCACCCACTGGCCCGCAGTCGCCTACTACAACCCGCAAGGCCTCCCCGCCTCCCTCGCCGCCGCCCAGATGGTCGAATCGATCGAAGACAACATCGCCCTGTTCCTGAAAGACAAAACCCGGGTCCACACCATCCACATCGAAGACCCGACGTCCGACTTTGTTGCGTTCTGGGACGACATCGACGCTCAAGGAGACCTAATGGCGGCCGCTGCCACACTCAAACAGCGTCACAACACCTCGTGACCAGACTGCTCACCATCGGCACATTCGACATCCCGCACGTCGGGCACGCCACGTTCCTGCGCCACTGCGAACGCTACGCCGACCAGGTCATCGTCGGTGTCAACACCGACCGGTTCGTCACCGAATACAAGGGCGCCACCCCGATCTACCACGAGACGACACGTGCCTGGCTCATTGCCGAGCTCGGATACGAGATCTACTTCAACGACTCCGCCGGCAGCGTTCTCATCCACGAGATCCGGCCAGACGTGGTCGCCATCGGATCGGACTGGCTCCATCGCGACTACTTCACCCAAATCGACATGACCCCGAGCGACTTCGAAGAATTCAAATGTGGGCTCCTCTACCTCCCCTACACCGCGGGGATCTCCACCAGCGACATCAAACAAAGGCTGACATGAAGATTGTCGTGTTGATGGCGTTCCGCGGCGACGGGGAAGGCTTCGGCGGTACCGGCTGGCGGGACCGTGCCTACACCCACATCCTCCCGCACATCGAATCGGCCGGCTGGCCCGTCTATGTAGCCGACAGCGGCCACGAACCATTTTCCGTCCCCCACTCATACAACCAGGCCGCAGCCATGGCCGGCGGCGACTGGGACAAAGCCATCATCCACCCACCCGACGAACACGTCGACCTCGACCAACTCGACCAGGCCGTCAACACCGAATCGGACGGGATGGTGTACGCGTTCGACCACACGATCGAACTCACCGCCTCAGGGACCCACCGATTCTTCAAAGGCTCCCGAACCTTCGACCCGGCACAGATCGTCCGGCGGCTTCCAGAACCCGGCAAGAAAATGCCGGCATACTCCGGACCCCGGGTCGTCACCCGGCAACTATGGGACCGAATCGGAGGCTTCGACCCCCGCACCATCGGGTGGGGAGCCGAAGACCAAATTTTCGCCCACTACTGCAAGATCCTCGGCGGCCCCCACCGCCGCGTACCCGGGCCCCTCTACTCGCTGTTCCATTTCCGCAACCAGCCGGGTGACGACTTCTACGCCCACAAACGAACCAATCGGCGTTTGTGGCGACAGATCAAAGCCATCACCGACCCCGAGGTGCTCGAGGCGTACCTCGCCGATCGATGATCGACATCGTCTACGTCGTCCGGGCAGACGACACCAACGAAGAGCTCCGGTACTCGCTCCGGTCGCTCAGCAACCTGCCTCACCGGCGCGTCTGGATTGCCGGGTACAAGCCACGCTGGGTCGACAACGTCGAGCACCTCCCCACCATCCAGACGAAAACGAAGTACCAGAACTCGACCGCCAACCTCCTCACCGCCTGCCTCCACCCCGACATCACCGACCATTTCGTCTACATGAACGACGACTTCTTCGTCATCAACAAAACCGAGACGGTACCGCCGCTGCATCGAGGACCCGTCGACAACGTCATCGACTACTACCAAAACAAATACCGGCACAAATCCACACCGGGCGTCTACGTCGACGGCATGATCGCCACCCGCGACCTCCTCAACCAGTGGGGCATCAACCACGTGATGTCCTACGAGCTCCACCTCCCCATGACCATCAACCGGAAACTGATGGTTTCGACACTCCGCCGAGCCTCCGAAGAAGCCCCCTCGATCGTGGCACTCCACAAACGCACCCTCTACGGCAACGCCAACAACATCGGCGGCCGCCAAATCGATGACGTCAAAGTCCTCGGCCTAGCCGACTCGATCAGCCGTGATCAACTGTTCGCCTCGACATCCAACCTGGCGTTCAAACACGGCCCAGCCGGATCCCGGATCCGGAAACTGTTCCCCCACCCCTCCCGGTACGAGAAGAGGTAAACCGTGGCTTGGATCAACCCCCACACCATCGAAGCCATCATCCAAACCGACCTCGCCACCGACCCGTACATCGAGCATCTCATCACCCACGTCCAGGGCCTCTGCGAACTCGAGATCGGTGAACAAACCGAACCCGTCTCCAACAAACTCGCCGCCGTGTTCTCCCAGATCGTCGCCCGGTTCTGGCGTGCCGGGAAAGCAGCATCCACCTCACCGCAAGGCTACCAATCCGAACGCGTCGACGACTACCAATACCAATACCCGTCCCAAGGCGCCATGCTCGCCGGGTTCGGGCTCACCAACGCCGAAACGAAACGCCTCAAGAAGGCTGCCGGGCAGACACAACTGTGGGTCCAACCCATCAGCCGCGGTGACGGTCTCGAAACCGCCGGACCCGGCACCACCGGACAGCACCCGAACCCGCCAGCCGCAGCGTTCCTCGAGGACGCCGCCGGCGGCGATCCGATCCTGTACTTCCACGAAGACCAACTCGACACACCATGAGCATCATCGACGCCGGCCGCGACGCCGCTGCCCGGCTCCTACTCAAAGACCGCTGCACCATCAGCCGACCAGGATCCAAAACGTTCAACACCGGCACCGGCACCTACGACACAACCTCAACGGTCATCGGCACCGACCTCCCCTGCAACCTGACACCGTTCACCGGCGCCGGAAACCTCCAAGAGCAACTCGCAGGCGAAGCCGTCACCACCCGCCGCTACCAACTGTCACTCGCATGGGACAGCCCCACAGTGTTGAAAGAAGACATTGTCACCCTCACCGACTCTGAAGACCCCGACCTCGCCGGTCGCATCTACCGGGTCGAAGCGCCCCTCCACGAAACATTCCAAATCGCTCGCCGCGTCGTCGTCGAAGAGATCCTCGCCACCTTGGAGGAAGAATCATGATCACCGTCGACGGCGCCCAACAAGTCGCTGAAAGCTTCGAAATCGTCGCAGGGCTCGCCGCCGAATGGCTCGGCGACGCAGTCCACGACGGCGGCCAGCTCGTCGCCGACAAAGCACGAGAACTCGTCCGGAAACGGCGCCCACAACTCGGTCCATCCATCACATCAGAGATGATCGACCCCCTCACCGCCGAGATCGGTCCCGAAAACGCACTCGGCGGCGGATACGGCCACATCCTCGAAAAAGGCCTCGCCGGTCGAGCTCCGCAACCATACCTCGGGCCGGCCCTCGACACAGTCGAAAACCAAGTACTCGACCGGTTCGACACCGCCCTCCGGAACATCCTATGACCGCCCCCGTCATCCGGGAACACGACAACGCAGTCCACACAGCCGTCGCAGCGATCGGGAGACAAACCGGACTCGTCGATGCGCCACCCGGCGCACTCGACAGCCTCCTCAACCAGACCGGCGACGGGTACTACATCATCTACCCCATCCCAGGCGGCGACCGCGACGGACCCGTAAACGACCCGTACACCGACATCACCCTCCACTACCAAATCACCTGCGTCGACGCAGGGCCCGAAGGGTGCCGCTGGCTCACAGACCAAATCGAAACAGCGCTAGCCAACCTCACCGTCCCTGACCGGGCCGTCATGTGGATCAACCCCACCGCCCCGTCCGGGATCTTCCCCGACGACGACACCGCCGCACAACGACTCTTCTACAGCACCCCCAGCTACCAAATCGCCACGACCCCAACCTAGGGAGAGACACCACCATGCGCATCGCAACCGCCGTCCGCAACGCCGCCGCCGACGCCTCAGTCGACCTTGTCGACGTCGGCGCCGGAACCGCCGTCCTCGAGGTCTACAGCGGATCCGCTCCCGCCACCATCGGAGATGCCCCCGCCGGCGACCTGCTCGTCTCATTCGACCTCGCAGACCCGGCATTCGGTGCCGCCGCCGCCGGTGTTGCCACCGTCCTTGGTGTGCCCATCGCCGCCGTCGGTGTCGGTGACGACACAGCCAGCTACGGCCGGTTCCTCGATAAGGACGGAAACGCCCTCTACGACACCGAAGATATCGGCACTTCCGGCAACACTATCACCATGTCCACCACCACCGTCTCCACCGGCCTCGACGTCGACCTGAACTCGGCGACGATCACCATGCCCGGCGGCTCCGTCTAGCGCCGCCATCCACCGATGCCGCTCCCTGGAGGGCTCCCCGACGCCGCGTTCTTCGCCGCCTACGACGCCCGCAACCTTGTCGGGTCGGTCGGCGCCGACGTCACCACCTGGCCCGATGAGACAACCAACGGCCGCGACCTCGTCGAAGACGCCACACAAGACGCCCCCACCATCACCGAAACCTACTTCGGTGGAACCAGGGCAGTACTGTTCAACAACGACACCCTCGAATACGACGCCGGCTCCGAGTTCCACACCGGAGACATCGGGTTCGTGTTCGTCGCCCGATTCATCGCCTTCCTCGACACCTCCGACGTCATCATGTCGGCGGCAACAGGAGGCTCCGGTTCCGCCTGGAAACACGTCTTCGGGTACTTCGCCGGCGGTGGCGGCAACTACGTCATCATGTCCGGAGACGGGTCCAGTGGAGCTCACAAGCTCGGAGGCACCCCGAACACCACAGACCCGTTCGTCGCCCGATACGTTGTCCGCGGCGCCGGTAACGAAGAACTCTGGATCAACGGCACCAAAGTCATCGATGAAAACTCCGGAGCCAACAACCTCCGCGGCTGGAGACTCGGCCAAAGAGAATCAGACGACCGGCCATGCCACGCCGCCATCGGCGGACAATGGATCGTCGACCTCGACACCGCCACCGAAGCCGACCTCGCCAACGTCGACGCCGAAGTCGGATACTGGTTCGGCATCGACGGCTACCCACCCGTCTCATTCGGAACACAGCCGTCACTGATCCCGATACTTGCCCGCATCATCGCGTGAGGTGAACCATGGCCACCGCCGAAGAACTCATCGCCCTCCTCGAAAACGGCGGGGAAAACAGCGCCCCCGAAGCACGAGCCGCCCATCTAGGAGTTTTAGCTCGAGCCGATCATGTCGCAGCTGCGATGTCGCGCGACTCATCGTCTCAGACGTTGGCGACATCCGGCGATCTGGTCGAGTTCGAGACCGCGGATTATGACACGTTGGGGACTATCGCAGATGTCGCGAACCACCGGTTTGTCGTCCCGACAGACGGCATCTATGAGGTCGGTTTGAACTGGCAGTGGGAAGGGACGGCCCCGTCGGCGGGTGGGTACGTGGAATTGGACGTCGGTGGCGTCGCCGGCGCCCCGCTGGTGAGGGGACTCGTTGACACCGCCTTTGGCGGCAAACTCGCCATCTGGCAGGTTGCCCTATCGGCGAGCGATCTCGTTACGTTCATCATCAACACGACCACGTCGGGGGTGACGGTGCGCGGCACCGCCGCGGTGACGACCAGATCTGTCGCTTGGATCCGCCGCGGCGCCGTGACCTAGGAGGCGACAATGGCCTACGACCCGAGCACCTGGTTCGCCCAGGCAGCCAGCATCTCAGGATGCTGGATACTCCCTGGTAGATGGGGAAGGTGAACTGAATGACATTGCCGTTCCTTCCCAACCACACCGACGCCACGATCCCCGAACAGGCAGACCCTGACGCTGTCGACTTTGGCCAGCTCATCTCGGCGATCGGCGGCACCGGCATCATCGTCGGAGGGGCCGTAACCGAAGACCCCGTCACACCAGCGATGACGGTCGACGTCACCGCGCCGTCACTCATCTACAGCGGATCACTCATCCAGGTCGCCGCAGAAACCGACGTGGCCGTCGCCGCAGCCGACGCAACCTACCTCCGTATCGACCTGGTCTCCGTCGACACGTTCGGTAACCAGATTGCGGTCACCACCGGCACCCCCGCCAACGTGCCGGTCTGCCCCGACGTCCCAGCCGACCATCTGCCCCTTGCCATGATCTACGTCCCGGTCGGTACCACAGCGATCACCGACGGGTTGATCGTCGACAAACGCATCCCGATCGCGCCCATCAGACGCGCATATCAGATGTGGCCTTCCGGTGACTTTGCGTTCTGGGACACGAACACAAACGATGTAATTACCCTCACAATCTGGGACGAGACCGCCGGTAGCATCAAAACACTGCTCGCCTTCTACGGGCCGAACCACGCGACGCTCGCCGGGAACGTGGATCTGTTCAACGGTGCCGGTGACACACTGATTGCCACGTGGGACGAAGCAACCGGCCGGTTCAACCTCGTCCAACCAGTCCGCTTGAGCGACCCGCTCGACGTCAACGGCAACGACATTGACATGGGTGGCGGCTCGATCCTCGACTCGGCGCCCGTCGCGTCGGTGTCCGGCACAGTCAACATTGACGCCACCACACCACCAATTCTGGTGTTCGACACCTCGGGTGGGGCAGGTGTCGCCAACCTCCCGTCCGCCGTCACCTTCACCGGCCGTTCCTGGCTCATCATCGCCGACGGAGCCAACGACGTCACCGTAAACCGCAACGGCAGCGACACCTTTCAAGGCGGCGCCACATCCAAAACGGTCACCGGCGACGAAACCCCCCGAGCAGGGCTCGGAGTCATGTCGATCGGCGGCACCGAATGGAAATGGATCCCTAGCGGCACGGTGACCTGATGGCCCGGCTACGGGTCCGCGGCGGTATCGGGATCCGCAACGGCGCCTCACTCCGCGGCCCCGGCGACTGGGCCGACAACGGCGACTGGGCTTACAACGGCGACTGGGAAGGTCTCGACGCCACCGCCATAACGGTCATCGTCGACGGCACCCTCCCAGCACTCACCGCCGCAGTGGATATCGACGCATCGGCCGACCTCGATGTCGCGGGAGTACTCCCAGAACTCGAAGCGGCGATCGAGATCGGCGCGTCGGCCGACCTGGACGTGGCAGGTGTTCTCCCCGCGCTTACCGCGTCGGTCGAGCTCGGCGCCTCAGCGGACGCCACCGTCGACGGCACCCTCCCAGAACTCACCGCCGCAGTGGATATCGACGCCTCGGCCGACCTCGATGTCGCGGGAGTACTCCCAGAGCTCACCGCCTCGGTTGAGATCGGCGCGTCCGCGGACTTGGACGTTGCAGGTGTTCTCCCAGAACTCACCGCCTCGGTCGATATCAACGCGTCGGCCGCTGCCACCGTTACCGGAGTACTCCCGGAACTCGACGCCTCGATCGAGATCAGCGCTTCATCCGACTTGGACGTCGTTGGGGTACTTCCCGAGCTTGAGGCGTCGGTCGACCTGGGCGCCTCAGCGGACGCCACCGTCGCCGGGGTGCTCCCGGAACTCACCGCCGCAGTCGACCTGACATCGTCTGCCGACCTCGATGTTGCAGGAGTCTTGCCCGAGCTTACCGCCCAGGTGAGTATCACGGTCGGGACCCTCATTGCCGTCACCGTCGACGCGGTACTGCCGGAGCTGGTCGCCGCGGTAGACATCTCAGCGTCGAGCAACGCCACCGTCACCGGAACCCTCCCAGAACTCACCGCCACGATCGATATCGACGCGTCCGCCGACCTCGATGTTGCCGGAATCCTGCCCGAGCTCACCGCGTCGGTCGAGATCGGCGCCTCAGCGGACGCCACCGTCGCCGGGGTGCTCCCCGAGCTCACCGCCGCAGTCGACATCGACGCGTCCGCCGACCTCGATGTTGCAGGCGTCCTCCCCGAGCTTGTCGCTTCGGTCGAGCTCGGAGCCTCGGCCGACCTGGACGTCGCAGGGGTCCTTCCGGAGCTCACCGCCCAGGTAGATATCACGGTCCCGATCGTCATCGGTGTCACAGTCGACGCGGTACTGCCGGAGCTGGTCGCCGCGGTAGACATCTCAGCGTCGAGCAACGCCACCGTCACCGGAACCCTCCCAGAACTCACCGCCACGATCGATATCGACGCGTCCGCCGACCTCGATG